AGGTGAAAGGGAAGAGCCGTGAGCAGCGGTTTGTGGATTACTGCCTGGAGTTTTACCGTCAGTTTGATAAGGGACTGTATACGCTGGAGGATATCCGGGCAGTGCTGAAGGATGAGTGTGATATCGAGATTGATATGAGGTAATGGGAGGTGAGGCCGGTGGATAAGGAGGTGCTGATACAGTATTGCGAGATGAAAGAAGAGATAAGGGACATAAGGAAAAGAATCAAGGAGCTGGACAAGTTCCTGTCTGAACCGCATCGGGTATCGGATACCGTGAAGGGAACCAGGAGGAACGGAACCATAGGGAGCATTAAAGTGACGGGGTACCCGGTGCCGGAGTATTACCGCAAGCAGGCGTTGAGGGAACGGCACAAGAAGCTGCTGGAACAGAAAGAGACGGAACTGCTGGAGTTGACCTGCCAGGCGGAAGAGATTATTGAAACAGTAGAAAAGTCACAAATGAGAATGATTCTTCGGTTTAGCATCATTGATGGATTGTCAAATGCAAAGGTCGCAGACTGTATGAATAGAGCCTTTCCTAAGCGCAAGATTAAATACACGGATGAAAACATAAAGAAAAGAATTCAAAGATTTTTTGAAAATGTCCCCCAATGTCCCGAAGAAAAGTGCTAATATGTTATCATGCGGAAGTCAGATGGCGGAAGCTGCCCTCCGTAGATATAGCGTCAGCCATCAGGCATCACACCCTGGCGGCTGATTAGAAGCTGACGTTCTTTACTGCTTTCTTCATAGCTTCACAAATCGGATAGAAAGCAGCCCCCTTTGCTGATGCCATACCTGGTCAGCCGATATGCGGCTCATGGAATACCATCCCGCAATTTTGGATATGCTAATTATGAGGTGATGGTAATGGAACAGAAAGAGCAAAACGCCGCAAAAGAGTTTGAGGCTAAGGCCAAGGCAGTAGAAACCTTCAATCCCCATTGGAATGAGGGAGAGTTCTTGGGGCCGAATACGTTTAGGCATGAAAAAGACATGCAGAAATATGGAGAAGAGGAGTCTTAATGGCTTCTCTTTTTTGATTCAAAATAAGGAGGTGAGCCTGATGGCATTAACACCAAAACAGAAGGTATTTGCAGATGAATACCTGATAGACCTTAATGCCACCAGGGCTTACAAGGCGGCATATCCAAAGGTTAAGAAGGATGAAGTGGCAAAGGCCGCAGGAAGCAGATTGTTAACCAATGTTAACGTTGCAGAATATATCCAGGAACGTATGAAGGAGCGGGAAAAGCGTACTGAGATTACCCAGGATCGTGTGTTGCAGGAACTGGCGAAATTGGGTTTTTCTGACATCAGGAAGCTGTTTGACGATAGTGGAAAACCGTTGGATATTGCCGGTCTGGACAATGAGACAGCAGCGTGCATTTCTGGCTTGGAAGTGATGGATGTTTATGAGGGAGCTGGAGAGGACAAGGAGTTTGTTGGATATGTCAAGAAATACAAACTGTCTGACAAGCTCAAGGCTCTGGAGCTCCTGGGGCGTCATTTGGGGATGTTCAAGGATAGGGTGGAGCTGTCTGGTCAGGTGGATACTGTTAACCCTTATGCTGGCCTCACAACCGAAGAATTAAAGAAGCTGATTCGTGGTGGATAGAGAAGCCATAATAAGAGGAGCGAAAATAGAGCTTGCGCGGCGCGAGTTCTTTTTTTATTGCAATCTAAAAGCCCCAGATTTCTACAAGGAGGACAGGAAGTACCTGGTAGACCTCTGCAATGCCTTCCAAGACTTCATCCAGTCTGACGATGAGGTTATGGTGGTCAATGAGCCGCCAAGGCATGGAAAGAGCCGGACAGCAGGCCTCCTGGTTGAGTGGGTTCTGGGGAATGACCAGACGCAGAAAATCATGACCGGTTCTTACAACGAGACACTTTCCACCATGTTCAGCAAAAACGTCCGAAACGACATTCAGGAGGAGAAAGCAGACGAGAACCGGATTGTATTCTCCGACATATTCCCTGGCGTATCCATCAAGCGCGGTGATGGCGCCATGAATCTCTGGAGCTTGGAGGGCGGATACAACAACTACCTGGCCACGTCCCCGACCGGCACAGCTACCGGCTTTGGTGCTACGCTGCTCATCATCGATGACCTCATCAAGAATGCTGAGGAGGCCAACAACGAGCTGACCAAGGAGAAACACTGGATCTGGTTCACAGACACAATGCTGTCCCGTCTGGAGGAGGGTGGCAAGATTATCATCATCATGACCCGCTGGGCTAGCGATGACCTGGCAGGTCGGGCATTGGAACACTTCAGGGAGGCCGGGGCTAAGATAAGACATATCAGCATGAAGGCGCTGCTGAATGCAGAAACACATGAAATGCTCTGCTCGGAGGTGCTGTCTTATAAATCCTACCGGGCGAAGATACAGGCCATGGGCACCGATATTGCTTCGGCTAACTACCAGCAGGAGCCGATAGACCTGAAAGGCAGGCTGTACACAAGTTTCAAGACATATAGTGGGGAGCTGCCGCAGTTCAAGGAGATACGGAACTACACGGATACGGCCGATACCGGCGAGGATTACCTGTGTAGTATTAATTATGGTGTTACCTTTGCTAATGAGGCCTATGTGCTTGATGTGTTGTACACAAAGGAGCCGATGGAGGTTACGGAACCGGCCCTGGCTAGGATGCTGTTGGCAGGAGCGGTCAACCTGGCCAGGATTGAGTCTAACAATGGTGGCCGGGGCTTTGCAAGAAATGTACGCCGCATCCTGGAACAGGAATTGGGCAGCAATTATACCACGATAAAGTGGTTCACGCAGACACAGAATAAACAGGCTCGCATTTATTCCAATTCCTCATGGGTGATAGAGCACATCTATTTCCCGGAGGATTGGAAGAACCGTTGGCCAGAATATCATAACGCTATGCTTAAGTACCAGCGCGAAGGCCAGAACAAGCATGACGACGCTCCAGATGCGACTACAGGAATTGCTGAAAACTGTTTAAAGAGTTCAGGCATGAAGATCATGAAATAGAGGTGACAAATATGGAACTTGAGGTCATAAAAAAGCTAATTAAGAAATACACGGCAGGGCACAGGGAGTTCCTTATGCGGGCCGAGATGGCGGAACGATATTACAGGAACAAGACCGATATCCTTCTGCGGCCTCCGAAAAAAAAGGACGCGGAAGCAGGAGAGAATCCGTTGCGCAATGCAGACAACCGGATTCCCTTCAACTTTCACGGTCTCCTTGTCAATCAGAAAGCGTCCTATATGTTCACGGCACCACCGCTATTTGACCTGGGGACGAAAGTCGCAAATAAAGCATTGACAGCATTCCTAGGAGACAAGTTCGCAAAGACATGTAAGGATCTGTGTGTTAATGCCTCTAATGCAACGGTTGGATGGCTGCATGTTTGGAAGGACAAGGCGTCTGGTCAGTATAAATACGCAGCGGTTCCTTCCGGAGAGATAATACCGATATGGGGAAAGAACCTGGAAAGGGAGCTGAAGGGCGTGCTCCGGTGCTACCATGATATCACCGATGAGGGCGAAGGACTGGATGTATATGAATATTGGAATGATAAGGAATGCCAGGCTTACGCAGTACAGGCCGGGGGTACAGTGGACGAAGGATTGATGCCGTACCGTTCTTTCACTCTGATTGATACTGCCGGGAACAGCAGCCTGGTCAGCCGGTTCACTCATGATATAGGTGAGGTTCCGTTTTTTCCATTTTTCAATAACAATATTGATACGGGGGATCTGGATAATACAAAACCGCTGATTGATGTGTATTGCATGGTATTCAGTGATTTTGTTAATGACTTGGAGGATATCCAGGAGGTTATCTTTGTACTCACAAACTATGGTGGTAAAGACTTGGGGCAGTTCCTTCGGGAGCTGAAGGACTACAAAGCTATCCAGATTGAGAATGAGGGAGGAGAGGATAAGTCCGGCGTTTCTACCCTGACCATTGAACTGCCAGTGGAGGCCCGCAAGGAACTTCTGGAAACGACACGGAAATGCATCTTTGAACAGGGGCAGGGCATTGACCCGGATCCTCAGAACTTTGGGAACAGCTCAGGAGTAGCCCTGGGCTTTCTTTATTCCCTGCTGGAGCTTAAGGCCGGATTAATGGAAACGGAATTTAAGCTGGGGTTCGGCCGGTTTATCCGCTGCGCCTGCCGGGTGATGGGCATCCCAATCAAGGATAATACTATCATCCAGACCTGGACAAGGACCAGTGTTAAGAATGACCTGGAGGAGGCACAGATTGCGTCCCAGAGTAAGGGAGTGATAGCAGACGAGGATATCGTGCGCAAGCATCCGTGGGTAGAAGATTTTGAACGGAGCTGGAAGTCCTTCAAGGAACAGGAGGAGAAAGGAAAGGAAGAATTATCTGACATGTTCCCTCAGAATAAGCCGGTGGAGCCTATAGA